TGAAATCTGAGCTGGAAAGCGTATTATCCCAATTAAATCATATTGAATATCATGAGATGATGGACACAGAATAATTAAAATAGTACAATAAAGGTATGACTTGTATTGTTGCAATTGCCCAAGGCGGTGTCGTTTATATGGCATCAGATCATGCCGCATCAGATGATAAAACTGGATGGATCTTATCAAGAAAAGAACCCAAGTGTTTTAAAGTTGGTCAGTATGCTGTTGCATTTACAGATTCATTTCGCATGGGACAAATTCTTCAGTACATGTGGACCCCGCCAAAATATACACCAACAAAAACAAATTCTGGATTAGATAAATTCATGCGAACAAAATTTGTTGATTCAGTAAAAGCCGCCTTTAAAGAACATGGATATGGAAGTATTGGATCCTCATCAGAAGAGGATACAGGAGGTATTTTTATAGTAGGTGTTGAAGGTAGAATCTTTACTATAGATGAAGACTTTCATGTTGGAGAAAACATAGTAAACTACATGGCAGAAGGTAGCGGTGGCATGATCGCTTTGGGAGCACTTCATGCAACAAAGAATCAAAAGAACCCTAAACTAAGACTTAAAGCAGCGCTAGAGGCAGCAACTGAGTTTAACATGAGCGTAGCAGCCCCCTATACATACATTCAAGTTTAGTGTATAATTAGTTAATGGATATAAACGACTTAAGACCAGACTATTCAAAATCAATGGACATAAGAGGTGTACCAACACATGTATGTCCTTGTGGTTGCGAAATATGGAACCTTAAAGTTATTTTTGATAGTTGCGAAATTGCAACTTATTTCTTAGACATGGAGTGTGCTAATTGTGGCACACTGGCAACAGCACCAACGCCACTGGATAGAGAAGAAGAAGAATGAGATCACAAAGAAGAATTGATATGTTGGAGCTTGAACTATACAAGCTTAGAATTGAATTAGATATAATGCATGAGATTATGAGCAATATTATCAATACTCAGCAGGCAGCAGCCGAAGCTAAAAACATGGATTCTGGTAAATGGTATCCACGCACACGACCACAGCAAAGCTAATATCCTATTGACAATATCTGGTCAATTTAGTAGAATTAGCTTTATGAAAAAACTAATAACTATGGCACTTGCTGCCACACTAATCGCTATGACATCTATGCCCGCTGAGGCAAATTTAAAACCTAAAACGGTTACACCTACACTTGCTATTCTAGATACTGCGCTTGACACATCAATTCCTGGAATTAAGTCACGAATTGTTGCAGAGGTTTGTATTTTAGATTGGCCATCATGTCCAAATGGAACTAGATACATGGAGGGTCCAGGGGCATCTGTTATCCCACTCAACATTCTTTCAACATCATCATTTAATCATGGAACTCAAATGGTTTCAGCAGCACTGCATGCTAATCCAAACCTGAATATTGTTTTTGTAAGAATTGTTGGAAACACAAGAGCTGGTGCTCAGCAGACATACGGAATTAATACACTTGCAAACGCATTATCTTGGGTTAATAGCAATAGGCTAAAGTATAATATTGTTGCCGTAGCATCATCACATGCAACTAATGCTCCAGTTATTAGAATGAAAACTGCCGACTATTGCTTACCAACTAAAATTGATTCAATTGTTTCTACTTTGAATAACTCTGGCATTCCAGTGTTTTTCCCTTCAGGCAATAGTGGAACTAATCCAGCAATGAAGGATAAGATTGAATGGCCTGCATGCATTAAGCAATCAGTTGCAGTGGGTGGCATTGAAACTCTTAACCTAGATCGACCACAGATATCTTTGATTAGCAATTACGATAAGAACCTGGTAGATTTGTGGGGAGAAGTTCAGCTACCAACCATATACCCTGGAAACAAACCTGGTTTTTCTTACGGAACATCTGTTTCTGTCCAGGTTATCGCAGCAAAGTACGTGCAGTTAAAGACTATCTTTCCAGCATATACAGCTGATCAATTGATTACGCTAATGAAATCTTCTTCTGTAGAAATTTCATCACCTAACGGACAAAGCGTTTACTTGTTTAATTTGCTAAAGGCAATCAATGGATAGCAAGCTAACAGTACTAGAAGAAATTATTAAAGATATTGGTGAGGAGTTGTACCAGAAATGGTACAACGCCTTAGCAATTGAAGACAGAACAGAAGAGGCCTCAAAGGCAATGGCTGCTAATGCGGGAGAAACTGCAATTTGGGTAATTCAAACATTTATGAATAAGTTCAATGATGCAGCGGATGAATTAAAGGGAGAATAGATTGATAGTAACAGATGAAAGTTTTGATAATGTTCTTAAATCTCACGATTTAGTTCTTGTCGACTTTTGGGCTCCATGGTGTGGACCATGTAAAAAGATATCTCCAATCCTAGATGAGATATCGGAAGAGCGTGGATTATGGGTGGGCAAGTTAAATGTTGATGAAAATCCTATAAAATCAGCAGAATACTCTGTATCTTCTATCCCTTATATGGTACTATTTAAGTCGGGGAAACCAGTAAAGACTATTACTGGAGCAAAGCCTAAGCATGTAATGCTAGAAGAACTTTCAGAATGGATCTAGAATGAAGATAAAACTCTTTAATTTCTGGATTAAATTTGGATATCGTATGGGTTGGGTGTCTGATGTATTTTGCGATACACATGATGGTCCACCTTTAACAGATGAAGAAATGCAAGAATGGGAAGAAGGCGGGGACCCCTGCTCATTCCATGTAAAAATAAATGCACTACACTAACATTCTGTGATCGCAAAGATTACAGAGGAAATAAGGAGAATAAATTAAATGAACTCATTTAAGAAAATCGCACTAGTCATGATTGCAGTCATGACTCTGGGCACAATGGTAGCAACACCTGCAAGTGCTAACACCATGACAGTTGTAGCAACAACGTGGAAGTCGACTCTATCGACTCCAGCGTTTGATGCACCAGCAACTGCTGGAACGGCGCTAACAACTGCAATCGTACGTCCAGTACCTGCAGACAACACAATTGACAACACAGATGTTGTTAAGCTAGAAGCAACAGTAACTGCTGGAACAAATGTAGTAGCAACCGCAACAAACGCAACAATCGTTTCTGCATTGCACTCATCAGCTGCACCAGTAGGAGCATCTTCAGGTTCTTCAACCTTGACAGTTGCAACTGGCACAGGAACAACAGCAACATTTTATGTATACACAAAGACAACAGCAATTGGAACAGTTGTAATTACAAATGGCCCAGTTACAGTAACATACTACGTACAGGGTACTGCTGGTCTAATTAACAACCTAACTGTTTCTGCACCTTCTGCAGGAGCAGCAGGAACAAAGCAGGACATTGTTGTAACAGCAACAGATGCGTTTGGAAACAAGGTATCTGGTAAGTCAATTACAGCAACCGTATTTGCTTCGACAGCAGTTATGGACACAGCAACAGTAACAACTGGTGCTACACTAGCAGATTTTGGAACAGCAACCTTTAAGGCAACTCTTCCAACAACAGGAACACGCTCATTAATTACATTTGCTCCAACAACATCAACAGATGCAGTTGCAGCAGCAGTAGTTGGATTGACTGCTCCAACACTTGCACCATTCGCAGAGATTTCAGTTCGTGATCTAGTATCAGAACTTGCTGCTGAGAAGGCTGCTAAGGATGCAGCAATTGCCGCTAAGGCAGTTGCAGACAAGGCACTTGCTGATGCACTAGCAAAGGCAACAGCAGATGCAGCAGCAGCTAAAGTTGCAGCAGATGCAGCACTAGCAGCAGCAGTTAAGGTTGAAGCAGACAAGGCAGCAGCAGCAGCCAAGGTTTCTGCTGACTTACTAGTTGCTAAGGATGCACAGATTGCTAAGTTGACTGCAGACAATGCAGCAGCAATTAAGTCACTTAAGGATGCTTTCAATAAGTTGGCTCGTCAATGGAATGCAAAGAATCCAAAGGCTAAGGTTACCTTAGTTAAGTAATTAGTTTAATATGGGGCAGGGTCACCTGCCCCATATTTACTATTATGATAAAATATATATTATGGAATGGGATCATTTTCACGTAATTCAAAAAAAAGTTTTAAATGAATTAATTAAAGATATGGAAAGTTTAGAAATTCCACCAGACTGGAGACCAAGAGAGGTTTTGAGTTTAGTAATTAGAAAATTAAAAGAAAAAGAGGAATCATGTTAAAGAATTTAAAAAATTGGTTAGGATTTAACTCAGTTGAATCTCAAGTTGAAGCCATGCTAGAAGAAATTAAGACTTCGGCTAAGAAGGCACCAGCCAAGAAGGTTGCTAAGAAGGCACCAGCCAAGAAGGTTGCTAAGAAGGCACCAGCCAAGAAGGTTGCTAAGAAGGCACCAGCCAAGAAAACTTCGGCTAAGAAAACAAAATAATGGAATCAAACAAAAGAAGTTTTTATAAATCAATTACTTGGCCAGCAGTTCATATTGGATTTGTTGGCACATTAGTTTACTTCTTTGAAATGGCTATTACTGGCGAAGCCCACTGGGAGTACGCTGGCACATTTGCAATTATTTACACTGCATGCGAAATGATAGGGTTTTTTCTACATGAAAGAGCATGGTCAAAATTTGGTGGGAAGATTAAGTAATGGGAAAACACCTAGATAAAATGCAAAGAGCTTTGGCGCAAAGACAAGCAGGAACATATGCCAGTGGTCAAAAAAAGCCTGGATCTATGAATATAAAGAAGACTGGATATAGAGGACAAAAGGCTAAAGGCTCTAAGTAATGTTTAGTGGATTTTGTGAAGTAAAAGGGTGCGGAAATAAAGCTACTAGGCTTTCAGGACATCAGTCAGGACCAATTATCGATATATGTGATGATTGCTGGCATGAGCAATATAAGTCCTAATCAACTAAATGCTATAATAGTCTTATAAGCGGAATACTAGTCCCGCTTAAATAAATAACCTATAGGAGTAATAACATGTCAGACGGAAAAGATTTAAACGGATTTACATCACCAAAAGTAAATGATTCAACTGTTTGGGGCAACAACGAGCAGTATGCAGCTGATCCAAAGGCAGCATTCCCATCAACAGACGTTTCAAACCAAGCGCAGGCTCAGGGCCCTAAGTAATATGTGCGTTGAATGCGGTTGCGAAAGCTTAGGCAGTGAAACTGGTATTAAAGAAGTTAGTATCCAGGATGTTTCAGATCAAGGCAACAGATAATGTGTAAAGATTGTGGATGCGGAGTTAATGAAGAAATTCAAAACGAGTCTGCTGAGTCACCAGCTAGCAGAAACGTTGTAACTATATCACAAATTAAGGGTGCGTAGTGTCAGAAAACGTTGTAAACTCTGGAGAAGCTACTAAAAAAAATCCTTCTCAGGGTAAATTTAAATCTGGAATACAGCCTAAAAGGCCCCCATTGAAAATAGATGTTAATAAGCACGGAATAAGAAGAGAAACTGTTCCAGGGCTACCTAAGAAAACTGGAAGAAAAAAAGTATAGATCCCTTGGAGAATTAAATGTCTAGCAATAAATATGGATCAGTAATAAAAAACATTATAGAGCCATTTAAGGTAGAAGGTTTCTTTGAGGAAGAGCAATTTAATATAGTAAAAGATTACTTTGTTGATCATGAGGATCTTAAGTCAACTCCAAAATCTTACTACTTGTCTAAAAAAATTAGCTCGTACTCAGATGATTTTTTAAAAAAACTTCACGTAGATCTTTTGCCTAGAGTAAAAGAAGTATTTGGTAATGACTCTATAGTTCCATCCTACGCTCTACTTTTAGAGTATAGCGGTAGCGATGGTCATGTCACGCCTCATATGGACGAGGGTCCCTGTGCATTTACAATAGATGTATGTCTATATGAAAATAGCGATTGGCCACTAAATGTAGACGATAAAGTTTTTTCTTTAAAGCCTAACGATGCTATATTTTTTCATGGGTCAAGGCATATGCACAGCAGAACTGGTCTAAAAAATAAAGATAACCACAATGTAGTTATTCTATTTCATTATGATCTTCCAGACCACCAATTTTTTAAGTTACCAGAATCATTGCAAAAGATGTATATACCTCAGACTGGTAAAGATTACATATTTAAATTGATAGATGAGTTTAACGATATGGGAAAAGTAGAAAATACTATTGACTCTAAGCAGTAATTATTGTATAATTTATTTATGAATAACTTTATTATAATCGGACTAATTGTATTTGTTTTATCAGCATACTTAGGAGTGAAGCTTTATCGAGATATGTCTTTTATATTTAATGCAAAAAGGATTCAAGAGCAGTACAAAAAAGATAAATTTTGGGAAACCCAAGAATTTTTTGAAGAATAAGGATATCTAAATGATAAAGCCGTATGGCAACTTGCTATTAGTTAAAGAGCATAAGGTAGAAGATAAAACAACTTCATCTGGAATAGTTTTAATGGCTTCACTTAATGATTCTGCTCTTAGAACTGGAGAAATCCTAGATCTTGGAAACGGTGAGCATAACTATAAAGGTGAACTTATACCAATTAATGGTCTAGACATTGGAGATATAGTTTACTACAATCAAAATAGTGGTACAGATATTGAAGATGAAGGCGGAGAAAAGTATTTACTTTTAAACACTAAGAGTGTACTAGCTCTTAAGGAGTAAAATTGAGAAATAGATTTAATTTTAATGTACTGCCAAATTCGGTTTTACTACAGGTGAAAACAAAGTCTCCAGAAAAGTGGCTCCTTCTTGATAGAGAAACTGGACAGGTATACCAAGGTAGCGAAAATGGGCATTGGGATAGATTAGATCCAGTTATAAAATACAATGATGACTCATCTGTTTTGTAAATCTATTGACAGCACCTATTAAATATTATATACTTAACCATAATGATAAATAAAATTATATGTATCTTCAAGGGGCATATGCTTGTAGATGCTGGCACATGTCCCTATACTGGCTCAACATATCAATATTGTGAAAGATGTACTGCAATGATTCCAATTCAGGTGGCAGTATGAAAGAGCCTAAGATTATGAAAATGGATTGGCGTTCATTAGGATATTGGCCAGTATATAAAGATGGAAAGCTTACATGGGAAAAGGATCCAAAAGAAGATGTGCAATAAATGCGGAATGTACAGAGAAAACATAGAGTATTGGGATAACCACCAGACTATGTCAGATAATAATGTGTGGTGTGCAAAGTGAAGCCATTCTTTATAATTATGCTAGGCCTATTTATATTCTTAAACTATATGGCTTGGCTACAACAGCAGAGGATGGTTGGATAATGATTGAATGGTTAGCAAGACGTATATTTAGTTGGACAAGCCTTAGAGAATATATTTTTGATGAAGTTCATTTACATGATTATTTAGATAGCATTATGAGTGACCCAGAATCTATGGAGACAGCTTCATTGAGCTGGTGTGAAGGAGATACATGGTATGGTTGGACACATGATAGTAACGCAAAGCGTTACTACTTTGACGATATTGGTAACAAATCCCTTATCGGTTTATGGGAAGATCAATTCCTAAGCAAGGCAGACTAGCATGTCAATATACGATTTAAATTTTACAGACAACAAAGGAAACACAGTAGAGCTAAGATCTTTGAAGGACAAAGTAATCTTGTTAGTTAATGTGGCAAGCAATTGCGGATTTACTAAGCAATATAGTGGTCTCCAGCAACTTCACGAATCTTATGCAGAAGGTGGGCTTGAGGTTATTGGCTTTCCATGTAATCAGTTTGGTGGCCAAGAGCCAGGAACTGATCAAGAAATTGAGGATTTTTGCAAGACAAACTATAATGTAAGCTTTACATTAGCAACAAAGACTGATGTGAATGGGATTAACGCACACCCTATTTATAAATACATTAAGGAAAAAACTGGAAAAGAAATTCAATGGAATTTTGAAAAGTTTTTGATTAATAATGGAGATATTGTTGCATACGGAAACTCAAATTTGCCAGTCGCTTCATTGGAACCACAGATAAAAGATCTATTAAAATAGATTATATGTTGGCCCCAATTAGTGAGGTCGGCGAAAAGAGAGATCCTAGTCAACTACGTTGACACAACTGATGGTATAATAGATACCTAACGATAAGGGTATATTAAATATGGAACAGTGGGTAAATAGCTACGCCTCATACGTGCTTGTTTTAAGCGGTGCTGCAGCTATGTTTGTAATTGGCAGGAAGAAAAGATTTGGTTGGCTCTGGTTCATATTTAATGAATTTATGTGGACTGCATATGCTTTGATAACAAAGCAGTACGGTTTTATTCTTGGCGCTATCCTTTATGGGATAGTAGGTGTTAAATCTTATTTACACTGGTCTAAAAAGGGAATAAACAAGATACATTTATAGGGGGAACCAATGGCATACTCTAGATTTACAGATAGTGATATATACATATACTCTCATGTAGGCGGATGGATAGAGTGTGCTGCATGTTGGTTAAATGAGCGTTCAGATGAATACTCCTTATTCTCAATGTCAGAAGAAATACATGATGATGGACACTTGATAGCTCATGTTCGGGAGCATATTAAAGCTGGGCACGATGTACCACAGGGATTACTAATGCATATCCTTGAAGATAATAACAGATATGGTAAACTATAACTATGGATAATATTGAATTAACAGATGAAGAGATCTCAAAAGGGTATGAGTCAGAGAACCCAGATGAAGATAAATGGGATAACATTGAAAAGGCTTGCTGGAGCGGATACAAGCAGGTAGGTATGAAAGACAAAGGCGGAAAAAGAGTTCCTAACTGCGTACCTATAAAGAAGTCTCTATTCGGCACAGAAGGACCCCAGAACCTCATACCAAGGAACAAGTAGTATGGGAATACTAGACAACCTTGAAGCAGCCTTAGAGGCGGAAGAGGCAGAAAAGTGTCATTACTGCCAAGCCATAGCTACATATAATGATCTAGCTGAAGTAGATAGAAACTATCAAATAGTAGGCGTATGTGCATGTCATTCATATAAAGGATTAGTTTCTTAATGGAATCTTTTAACAAGATAGACGTATTTGATAGTACAGTTTTTTCCAGGATCCAGGAGTTTGTATTGGATCACATAAAGCATTCAGATAATCTTAAGTATGCAAGCTCTTATGGAAGATACTGGAATTTGATTGAGTTTCCTAAAGACATAGAGGATATTCTGGTAAGTACTGCTCAGTCTGAGTTTAATAAAGATCTAGACATACTTTATACGCAATGCGTTAAATATCAAATAAAAGATGGTGTAGCCCCAGCTTTAGTAGCACACACAGATAACCTTTTTTGCACACATACAATGAATCTAATAATAGATACGAATATAGATTGGCCACTAATAGTTCAAGATGTAGAGTTCCCAAGCAAGCCAAACTCAGCTGTATTCCTAAAGGGTGACACAGAATCTCACTGGAGACCAGAGTACCCATCTAAAGATGAAGATGACTACCTGATAGCGGTGTTTGTTAACCTTGCCACTAAAGGTAGCGAAATGGCGGAGATTACTAAAAAATTTAGGGGCATGTCCGATCTTACGAAGAGTGCTTTCCTAGATCATGGCAACCCTCATGGTCAATAATACATTCATCTATGATGACAACTTTTTATCTGAAAAAGAAATACAGGAAATAGAAGATCTATTTAATTCCAATAGCAACAAGTGGATGTATTCTGAGGTAAGCATTCAATCAGATCATCAAGAATATGAGACAATCGTTTCATCTGAACAATTTGGAGACTCTCAATATTTTGTGCTTTATCCAGAACATCAGGATAATGCCTATAAGTTATGTGAAAAGATTATAAATAGGTTTACCGAAAAGCATAAGGTTAAGTATAATCAATTATTAAGAGTTAAGCTAAACATGACTCCATCTGGGGCGGGACCGATAGTAACCTATCCCCATATAGATGATACCAATCCACACTACATATTCCTATATTATGTAAATGATTCCCAGGGAGATACAATAATATATAATGAAACTTATAATGGATCAAAGATAGATGATGTATCAGTCATGACCAGAATATCTCCTAAAAGAGGATCTGCATTTATTATAGATGGAAGACATTTCCACAGCCTAACAGTACCAAATAATGGAGATTTAAGAAGAGTAATTAACGCTAATTTATTCTATATATAGGGTGCGAAAAAGTGAAGCGGAAAAGTAGAGAACATCTTGTCAGTACCTGACTTAAATGCTATAATAAATATATGGCAAAAAAACGGAAGTTCAATTGGGATCAACAGGTTAAATATGCCCAAGAAGCATTAGATAAGAATAAAGCCCTAATAGAGTCTACATCTAGAGGAACTAATGCAAATAAGGCTTCATCTTGGTCTAGAAGACCATCTAAGAACAAGAGCCCATTGCAATAAATTAGCTCCTACCCATTATATCCCCCCTCCCTTTATCTCCCTTGTATGAGCCTCCTAGAGGCTTATTTAGTGGAGTATTGTGGAGTAAAGTGGAGAATCATACTATCAATTTAGATCCAAATACTATCATTATATATAGTTAAACATATGTATGTAATGGAACACGATATCAGATGGGGTTCATAATGTCAATAGGGCCCATATAAAGCATATTGGCCAATATTTGTCAATAGATATTCCAGGAAATTTTTTTATTTGTTCGTAAAGAGCAATTTCGGCCCATATTTATGGCAAAAAATTATGTCTAATTCTGTATAATTTGTCTCATATAATGAGATATTTTATACAGATATTGACAGATTTTATTCGATTTGCTACAAATTCCAGCGTATTTTTATATGCGTCGTAAAGAAGAAATTTGGCCCATAAGATGGGCATACAAAAATGGGACATATAGTATATAAACTATATGCCCCATAGGGGAAAGCTATCTTAGAATGAATCTAAGTCCATTATGTATTTGCTATCTCTTACTCTTGTTTCTTCAAGGGATTTAATAGTTAGGTTTCTATCCACCGCCCCGTATTTTGCCTCAATCATATCGTTGAGAGCATCAGCCAAAAGCAATCCTTCGGATGTATATCCTTTATCCCATTCTGACTTTAATCTAAGGGAATTATATTGGATAATATATCTAACTAGTTCCATTAGCCTGTCTTGTGTATACAAGGTATGTTCAGTTGTTAGTACATTAGCCATTACTGCTGGTGAGAAGTTAGCATTATTTAGATAGTCTGTTAGTTTTTCTGCCGCCTTGAATTCGTTCGCCTTAGCCATGAGTTCCGCCTTTCGTTTTGATTATACCATTGACCACTGACATTTGTAAATGAAGGGGGACCTGCCTCCGAAGAGGAAGGTCCCCACAGTTAGTTATTACTTGACGTTCTTCTTGTCTGTAAAGACTACGCCTTCTTGTGCTGCCTTGCTGATGACTCCTAGAGCTGCAGCTGAAAAGCGACCACGCTTGCCCACGGCAATTCCCTGGGTCTTTAGGTATTCACGAGTTGTTGTTGGTGTTGACATTAGTTTGATCCTTTCTAGATCGAGTTGTTATATATATTATATCCGAATTTCGGGGTTTTGTAAATAGGGTCGTAAAGCAATATTTTTGCCCGTGTCCCTTAGCTTAATGGCCGTTATGTCCGAATTGTCCATAACGGCCAAAGCTATCTTTATTCAGTTGTTAGTTCTTCTACTTGGTATGGCTCTATCTTGTCCTTACGATTGGCACCCTTTTCCCATTCCTTTTTGGGTGAGGCTACCGCTTTGTACCATGCTTCATCACTGTCTTCGGCTTCTACTACAATGTAGTACTCCTGAATGATGTCTCCGTATACTTTAAATTGTTTACTCATAGTCCTACCTGCTCTATCTTATCTTTAATTAATTTAGCAATGATGTTGTGCGCCTCAATGTTTTCTGTTTCGGACCCACCCCACAAAAGTTTTTGGGCTTTGCTAAGTTGATCGTTTAGATACTCATCACTCATCTTCATCTTCGTCCTCCTCATCTTCTTCAAACATTGTATCCACAATGTAGTCACGGTTAGTCATCCATTCAAGTACATCTTCTTGGTGCTGTTCTGCGCCATACTCCAAGGAGAACCCTTGGCCAGCCTCCACAGCCTCGCAGAGGTGGTCCCACATCTCATCTATGGTGCAGTTCTGCTTGTAGGTCTCATCCTCAAAGATGTTGTTGATTGTTGACCAAGTCCACAACCAAACCAGGGATAGACCAAGGTCAGTGCTGTCTAGAATCTTTAAACATTCGTTTAGTTTATCTTTATCTTCAGGCTTCATTACGTGCTCCAATCGCAAATGACAGGTCGTATGTTAAGTTGTATAGTTCTGTAAATCCGTCTAGTTTACCAGACCAGTACTTTTTGTGGTCAGGGTTAGTCCTAGTTAACATCATGTTTTCTGCTTCAAGCATTAGATTTTTTAGTTCGCCGTGCATTATATCTAGTCCACTAACATTTGCATTAACTAAGCGTTGCAAATGGGGCGGGAGCCCAATGTCTTCTCTATTCATTAATATACCCTTTCGTTGTCAATCATTATATCATTGGCCACTGACAAAATATGTTCCATAGTATCAATGGCACCAGTGTAATAAGCATCTGATTCAAAATACTCATCTTCATTTAAAGGTACATTATTTCTAGCATCCTCTAAATCTTGATTAAGACTAATTAAATGTATCTTCATGTATTCCAGGAAGTGTGATGATCTAGTCAAAGTAGCCCTCCGACCAAAGCCCGTCTAAAAAGTCTGCTGTCTTTTCTAATCCTTTTTCAGTCGGCAGTCCCTTAGAATCATATAGAGCCTTAGTAACAACAGCCCTCATTTCATCTAAATCGTTTAATGTATATCCTAACATCATAGTAAGAACTCATCTCCTTCAATATAACCATAGTATTCATTGTATGATTGTTTTAAGTTATCAGGAGCAAATTGCATGAACTTGTATTCAGCATATGCCTCCCCTTCTTCTAAGTTAGAATTGTTCCATTGCTCAAATAGATGTTGCTCAATATCTACTTGAATTGCTCCAAGGATATGTTCTCCAACTGTATCTGTAAATGCTTCCATTATGCATCCGCCTTTTCCATAGAAGGTAATAATACCATGTGGGTCTGACAAATTGCCATAGCATCAAGGTCAGCATCATGGCTAAAGAAACAAGATGAACATATCTCGCCACAATCATTGTCGCAATACTCAAATGTATCTGTTGCATCACAGTTGTTACATTTTGTATCATATGATGATTCTGAAATAACTTCTCCACGGAGGAATTCCATTTCTCCACCCCAGCCTGTTTCTTCTTCATATACTAAAGTAAATAGTAGATTAGGGTATTGTGCAGATAGTTTAGATATAGCAGGAAGAGGTCTTGACCATGCCGTCTCAAAGTTGTAATAGACTACATAGTTCTCGCCATTCTCGGCTTCTTCCATATATGTAGTAGGACTAGTTTCTTCTTCTGTTACAGCAACATCCCACTTAGTTCCCCAGTTGCGGATATTCCAGTTGTACCAGTCATTAGTTTCAAACTTGTACCAATTCTTGTCGCCAACCGTACCAAAGTCGGGCTGGGAAAGATAAACCTCGTCAGTAACATTATCATCTATATAGTTATAGATGTTATGAAAACTAAAGATAGGATTAACATGCTTGATATGTTTAATCTCAAATGCTAAATCACCACGAGATTGAACTTTGCTTACATATGGCTTATTCATTTGTTTAATTAAAGATTTAACTTGGTCAGGATTACCTTCAATAGTTAAACCGTTATATACCCAATTTGGCATTTTATATCCTTTCGTTGATATGTGATAATTATACATTGGACCACTGACAAATGGAATAGAATTGGCATGTGATACATGCCACATAATTCAGATTTGTGGTCAAGATCACAGCAAATTCCAGGGAATATAATTGACAGTCGTAAAGACAATATGCTACCCTCAAGTCTTTGCGGGCAATAGAAAACCCCCAGCTATGCTGGGGGTTATGAATATGGCTGCTGATTTCCAACGAAAGAAATAAACCGCTTTACTTAGCGCCTGGCCATAAAGACTAAATAGACGCACCATTTCATTTCCTATTAAAACCAGGACCAAAGTCCTAGTCTAATTATACCATAACTAGTCGACTGTATTTGTCTACAAATGCCGCTAATGATGAACTAAATACAACTGTTTCTAGGTCTTCCTCGTATAGCGTAAATGTTTGGCTTGCCCAATTAATTACAGGCACCTTGTGCTCGTTGTCCCCCAATTGGTTGACATAGATACCCCACGATAATGTTTGGTTCCAGTCTTCTCCAATTAGATGTGAGATGGCAATGCGTGTTGCATATGATGGGTCCTGCCATCTTGTTTCTGCAGCCTGCACAGCATTTGCTAGTTTTGCTAGCATGTCGTATCCTGCCCAGTGCCCGTATAAAAATACTGTATCACCCTTTTGGTCTTTAAACCCAAAGTTTGCTCTGTCTCCCATTTTATTCCGCCGTTTCTAAAGTAGGTATTGCTGGTTCTATCTTGTCTAATTCTATCACTTCATAGGCTACCTTGTCTAGGCCTGCCTTATTTTTATTGTAGTGGTGACCGCAAAAAGCTAACTCACCATCTACTAGTTTAACTAGATACATTGCATCTGCTGATCCACATGCATCACATGGAATGAACTCTCTGTCTCTCATAGAGCACCGCCTTCAATCATTTCAGAAAGACGGTCAAGAATCCAAGAATCAATATCGTTGATATCAATTTCTGATAACTTCTCCATTATTTCTTCACGGGCAAACTTATACCCGTCATCCCATCCATCCTTATACTCTGACATAATCTCTCCTTAATAACCTGTGGTTTCGTAGTCTGATACATAAGATTCAGTTAAGTTATACTTATCTCTAAGTCTACTTACTTTCTCAATACTACCAGTTCCAATGTTGAATGTCAATGGAGACATTGCTTGTGGGTCGAGCCCTGTGATTTGTGCATCCCAATAGGCCCTCTCCATGGAGAGCCTATCAGGAGCGGTGAGTTCAAAATACATTAGTCCACCTCTACTGAATCGATAGATGATGACATATATGTAATAGGCTCATCATAAGATACTGTGTCAAAGTCTGTTTCGTGAATTGCATTGATAGCAGACTCCTCGTCACGAGCATTAACTGTAACTGAATATTGTACTGTTACAGTCAACTCAAATTCATTTGTAAGTTCGAACCCACAGATGCTTGCAATCTCTTCTGCTTGAAACTCAGTCAATGAATCATCATCAAGGCCCTCTAGTGTAAAGACCTTCATGTTATCACGTAACTGATTTAGAACGCTTGCAGTATTGTAATCTCGTTGAGTTACACGCTGGATGTGCTCTTCCAACTGTGTAATGCGGGCCTTGTTCTCAACTAACTGTGACTCAAGGAATTCTCGTGTCATGTAGTGATTATCTGTTGTTGTTTCCATTTTATCCTCTTTCGTTGTTGTTGGTGTAATTGTAGCATGCTCCACTGACAATAATGTGGTCTTGCGTCCGCATGGGCATGTGAGCGTTGTCACACCTGAAGGAAAGCCAAATCCATCAGATGATGTTAGTTCTATTAATGAATCACATTCATCTGGGTCACAGACAAATGTATACTTGCTTGATACTAGTTCGTTGGTCATGAAGAGAATTATACAGGATCCGACTGACATTATCAAGGATTTCCAGGGGATTTTTATGTGAGTCGTAACACACTTTTTGCCCCCTTAGCTTTGAGGGCGCTTGGCGATCCATAACGGACTTGAACCGTCGACCTCTACCGTGACAGGGTAGCGCTCTAACCAACTGAGCTAATGGACCTAGAAAAAATTGTGAGCAGTTTTTATTCATGCTCAGGAATTTATTTATTTAGAACGCAGAAATTAATTTCTTAATTTTATTTTTTTCTGCGGTTAGAATTGGGTCAAACCCTGATGCACCCGCCATGAGTGTTTCAGAATTTCCACGCCCTGAACGATAGTAATCAAGGCGTTCAGTAAGTGCATTGAATGCACCCCACTTTGTTCCCTTGATATTAGCGTTAGTTGGTGAGTTGTGATACAACTCGTCAAGCAACACGACTTTGTTTTCCCACTTAGTCAATGCAACTTTAGCAGCATCCTTGTCAGGCTTAGGATAAATTGTCTGAATTAATTTTGAGAATTCAGCATCAGTGATTGATTGAGAATAAAGAGCCTGAGCCTCTTTCTCGAATTCATCAAAGTACCCAAGAGCAAGCCCAAGAGTTTCACGAGCAACTTGGATGCGACCTTCAACAGATTGCGTGTGGCGAATCTTGAAAGATTGCTTAGCATTCTTCATTGCAAGGTTAAGAGTGTTTTGGCATACAACACGAACAGGAGTAACAGCAGCCTGAACGGCAACTGACCCGTCATGAGATGTCCAAACAATTAGATACAACTTAGTTGCATCATTTGCGCCTTGTGGGTCAAGCACCATTGTGCGAGGAATATCCACTGTACCGAATACAACCTTACCGCTACGAAGTGAGCCAGCAGATTCCCAACGGCAATCAGCATTAGCATCATGAATTGCATCAGCGAATGCGAATAGTTCCTCATTCTGCACAGGCTTGTAACGCTTTCCAACAGTTGCAAGAACATCAGTTCCATTGTTGAATGGGTTGTCACGAATAACTAATTGAGCATTAGATACATCATTCCATGTATCTGAGATATGGTCAGTTAGTGGAGACAGGCGAACATTCCAATTAGAAAGTTTTGCCTCATCTAACATCATTTGAGTTGTGACATCTTCATCTTGTGTAAAGATGCGATTTGCGAGATTGTGCCAAGCGGGTGCGCCACGCAGAGCGAATGCAACTTGACCATTTTCGGTTTCGAGATTATGAGCCATTATTTTTTACCTTTCGTTTGATTAGTTGTAAGTATAACAGACCCCACTGACATTGTCTAGGATTAGTTACAATATGTCCGAATTGATCCATGTGATTAATCTCACAAAATTCCAGGGTTATCCACAAGTGGTCGTAACCCTGTGGATAACCCCTTAGCTTTGCGGGCCAGCTGCATATGCAACTGGTGCTAGATCTTTACAGACCTAACTCTTCCCTAGTCAATTGGTTTTTGCGATTGAAGTTAATAACTTCGGACGGGAGATAAAGAGCAGTAGTCTTAGTCTTCTTCAATGTATCATAGACATAAGCACGAACATCCCCTAAGAAATTACGTCTATTAGAGAATGCTAACTCAGTTAGATAATCTTTATCTACACCTTGTTCTGAATAGATTGTTACATCATTTGCTTTGTTTGCATCATAGATTTCTACTCTGAAACGATTTTTCATTTTGTTGCCTTTGTTAGTAGTTGTCCCAAAAGGGAGAGCAGTTTGGCGACATACTCAGGTCGTTGGATTATTTACAGATAACGAGCAACTGCATTGTATGTAGAAGTATTTACTACTTCCTCATCTGTCATCTTGAGAATACGAATAGCGTTCTCAATTTCTTGCTTTTGCTCTAGGTATGTGTGGCGACCCATTTGCTCAAAATCACGCTCAGGCTCTGCTGGTAGTTCTGATTGTGTAACTGTCAAATCAAAGTCAATGTTGAGAGTGTTGTTCCAAGCACGATAGTTAGTACGGAAGTTTTCTGCCTTCTTGATGTTAGAAACGGCATAGGCAGTAATTTCCTTCTGCCACTTTTCCATAGCCTTCTTATACTTTGCTTCGTTTGTTTCTTGATTAGCATAGTTAGCATTAAGTTCTACCAACTTTGCTTCTAGTGCCTTGATTACCTTTGGTGTTGCGATTTTAACGCTGATTGCTTTTCCTCTAGCCATTTGTTTCCTTCTTTCGTTGTTGGTTGGTTTGATTAGATAATTATAGCAGGGGGGTCTGACATTTCTGCGACCCCCCTCCCATTAGATTAAACGCCTAGTAGTGTTTGAGCGGATACGGAAGTCCAACGAGTTTCCTTGTTGGGCATTTCCAATAGCACACGCACCGAGCCAGATGTTTGTGGGTGGATTTCTTTAATCACACCTGTTTTCTTTGACTTAAGGGTAGTGAATAAATCGCCTACCTGATACAACTTGTCGTTGATTGTCATTTATTGCCTCTTTTCTTTGTTAGGTTGGTAATTATAGCATTGGGGTCTGACATTAGTCTAGCCCTATCTCATTATTTGAGAAAGTTATTGTGTGACCTTAGTCACTCAGGTAGCCAAGCGTGTAAGTGGTGAGCCTCGATGATCGCCCACACTGGCGCACATGTCTGCCCCTTGTAAGTAATACCATCAGGCATTTCTATGGTTTCGTCCCACATGTCATCATGAGCAAAGTCTATTGCTTCGATACATACTGGCACCATAGAAAGTGGGACGGGTGGGTAATGATTACCCTGTAAGTGATAGCCTAGTGCTACTTCCAAATCTAATTCATTAGATAAATCTAACGCTGTATTGTATCCCATTATTCTGCCACCTTAAGAATTGCGTAAGAGCCGTTAGCATTTATTTCATCAAGAATTGGTTGTAGTCGGCTACCGACTAAATCTTTTAGCATTGACTCTAGCATAAAGATACGAGTATTTTCATCAAGTGCCATAACCTGTTGAGTTACTGGGTGATTGTCTGCAAACTCTGTTACAAACTTTAGATTGTGTTCTACTATCATTTTTTGCCTTTCGTTGTTGGTATAAGAGTATTGTACACTAGGCCACTGACAAATTGTGCAACACGCCCAAGATTTATCTAATTTATTTTGTGATTAATCTCACAAATTCCAGGGGGTTGTGGATAACCCACGTAAGCCTGTGGATAACCCCGCAGTATTGCGGGCCTGCATAGCTATGCATCACTCTGCATATTTATTTTTATGTTTGATCTTTCGAAAATATTTTTTCTTATTGCGAACAGGTTGCGCCGCATTACTGCGACGCAATTCCTGAATTCGCTTTACTTTATCTCGTAGTGAGTTTTGGGACATGATACCCACTCGCTTCATGAAATCTATTTACATCAAATCGGTCATTATCTTTTGCGAACATCTCCGCAAAGTCATTAACCATTTTAGAAAATAGTGCTGGGTGTGCTTTATCGCTTGCGAACTTTAGAATTTCCGCAACCGCGACATAATCTTTTCGTGTCATCATTTAACTGATACCATTCCATTTCTGTAAAATACTTTGGTGTACATTTTGCCAGTTGGCGTCATTATGTTTACTGTTGAGAATTCGTTAGCCATACCCCAATCGGTAAAGCGAAAGAAACTTTCCCAAGCACCGAATTCCTTTTCGTATTCAGCCGTCCAGTGTGGTGCATTGCCGTCATAGGCGCAAGTTAATTTATACATTAGTCATTTTCTCCGTTCCAAAATAGTGAGCCGTCATCTACGCAATCGCAAGGTTCGCAATCGAAATCATTATCATCACCAAAAAAGATTACTCCGTGCCCGTGGCAATCTTGGCAATCTATTGCTAATACTGAGTTAATCATTAGTGTTGTTCCTCGCAATCTTTGTCATAGTCAAATCCGCAAAAGTAGCAACCCATAAATTCTAGGTGTTCGATACAGTAATACTTAAATTGACTTTCATCACAACAAAAATGTTGTTCGTCTGCGATTTCATAGAAATCGGTTTTGTCGATTATGTTTAACATAGTTTTCCTTTCGTTTGTTTATTTAGTTATTGTATCAGGTAGCACTGACAAATTAGTCAGATGTCTTGACCGCTAAATAGCGGTATGTGTCCTTAAGATTTAACGGGGCTGAATAATAAGGTCGAACCTGAACCTTGTATGTATCACAATTTGCATACCATACATCATTATTTTTTTCCGCTGAGATAATTTCACCCTTTAATGATTTTGAGTGATAGGTCTTTCCTACAAGTAGGCTTTCGATAGAATAAACATTTGCTGACATTTGAGTCCGCCTTTCGTTGTTGATAGTAGCAATTATAGCCTATCGCACTGACATTTTCACATTACTGACGAGTAATTCCACATTTTGAGACGCTCAAGCCGTGTGATAAAAATCACAAAATCTCGGGCGTGTCGCAAATTCCAGGGGTTGTGGATAACCCCCGTAACCCTGTGGATAACCCCGCTCTTTTGCGGGCGCATCAACTTTTGTCAAGTCGACACGCCTTTACTTATTCGAAATCCTTAAAAATTTCTTCAAGCTTTAGAATTTGCTCATCTGTTAAATGATCAATTTGAATTGCTTTTTCAAATCCAAAAAAATCTGTCATTCGCTCATCAACCTTTCTAAATCGTCTGCGTTATCTTTCATGTAATTATCTTGAAAATCTAAAAGTGCCTCATTGTATGCAATAGGGTCGCAATCTTTTAGAATTTGGGAGGGATAAAAAACAGCGTTACCCATTTCATAAACGGGATAACAATCATCAAGCATTTCATCAAATAATTGTTTAATCGCAAAAGTAATTTCGAAATCTAGCATTATGCGTTTTCCTTTTCTTTTAGTATGTCAAGAATTAACTCTAATTGTGTTGCGGTTAGTAGTGCGGTTGCACAACCCCATGACCATGCAAGGTGTTGCTCACCATAGTGCTTTTTAGCAAGAGTGCTAATCTCTTGCGTTAATTCGAAATTAGTTTTCATTTAGATACATACCAATCTGTCCACATAGGGAATTGCTCAGGGTCACTGTCATAGTAGTAACGCTCAATGTTTTGTTCGCAATCTACGCAGAAAGTAAATTGCTCATCTCCTACATTTGAGATAGCGGACACCATAGGGGTATGGTCTTTACATAGTGTGTTTAGTGTAGTCATTTGAGACCACCTTTCTTTTTCGTTATAGTAGGAATTGTACACTAAGGGGCTGACATTTCTCTACTTACTAGCCAGTAATTCCATAATGTGAGACGCTCAGCCTATGTGATAAATCTCACATAAATCCAGGGGTTTTCCACAGAGGCCCGTAACCCTGTGGATAACTCCCGCAAGTACTTGCGGGCCAGCTTGACATTGTCAAGCCGACACGCCGTTAGGCTAGTGTGACTCTTGCCACATCTCTCTCATCTCTGCTTTAAAGTCATGCCATACGATCCTCGCCATGTATAGGGCGGGGAGGGCAAGGGATAACTGTACTAGTGTAGTAAGTAGTCTATTCATGCTGTTACCTTTATGTCCATTACATTAGCGGTAAACTTTTTAACCTTGCCTAATTCGCTATCGTTGAGCGATTGTATTACATGGTCGATAGCCTTAGCCTCATGCGCTACATTGTCGATTGAGATTAGTTTAGAGCCTTGCCAAATTGAGTAAGTGATAGTCATTATTAGTTCTCCCATGTTAGTGCGAATAGTTTTGCTAGTTCTTCATCATCTTCATCATTAAAGTCATCTAGTGGAGGTTGTTCCTCATCTACCTCATCAAGGTATGCGTATGCGTCTGCGACATCTGATTGGATAGTATCCCACTTAGACACGCTATTAGTTTCGTATGAGTATGCGTATGACATTATTTATTCATCTCCTTAGCAATAGACTCTGACTTACGGAGTGCCTCTAGGGCGATTGATAGGGAGGCAAGGCGTTGCGCCTCTACCATTTGCTTGTATTCATCTAGTGTCATTTATTCTGACCTTTCGTTGTTGTTATGTTGTAAGTGTAGCATAGGGGTCTGACAAATTGGGGAGGTTAGCCTAGCGTGTCGGTGTGATACTAGTCACACTCTCCGCAAGGGCATTGAGGAAACTCTTGCTCTTGCTTGATACGATTAGCAAGGCGCTCTACTTTCATGTATGTATCAAATGAAGCGCCTCGGAAAGATACGACCTTTCCTTCAGCGATAAGGTGAGCAGCCTTAGCAATCTTTTGCTCTAGTGTTAGTGAAGTCATTTTTTAACTTCCTTTCTTTTTGTTATACCTTAAGCATAGCAGGGGGGACTGACAAATTAACTCAAATCTCGGGCGTGTCGCAAATAAATCTTTGTGATAAGGGTCACACTCACGCTCAAGGCTCAAAGAATTATGGGCGCACTATCCGAAATGTCCGTTTTGTCCAGGGTATGTATCATACATCATAAAAATATATTAACATTTTTTAAAATCTGAAATTGCAGTCGACTAGAATATATGGCGGGGTATAATAGAGCTATGACATGTTCATTTTGCGATAAATACGCTTATACAAGTATGATTAACAACAGGGGTATAAAATACAACCTTTGCGTAGATCATGTAAAAAAGATTAAAACAGAAGATTAACTGTTTCTTTTATTTCTCTAGACAAATTCTCATAAACCTTCTTGTTGTACTCAGGAAGAATTCCATCTACTAAAGTATTTTTTTGTTTTTCTCCACCAGGACGAGCATGCTTTGAAAGCAGAAATTCTTCTCCTATGGCGTCATAGACTATATCCTGAGTAACTGGTGGAAGCAACCCGTATTCTTCAGAAACTTGTCTTAAAACGGCTATGAAAGACTTTTCTGCTGCAGATCTAGCTTCATAGTCCAACATCGAATAGGCATATGTTTCAACATGTTTAAATTGTGGGAAAGGCTCAATAAATCTTATTTTTTTGGACGGGAACTCAGTAATAAAAGCATGTACATAATCTCTGACTATTTGCTCAGCATTATTGTACTTTGGAATCCAATTGCGACAATCTACATATCCTAAAAATGGCATAACAAGATCTGCATCTGTAACATCTGATAGATTAAAGAATAAATCAACAAGATCAGATCCTCCAATAAGATTTGGATATTCAGGATGAGTTGCAGCTAATTCATTTGAATCAATTGCATCTTCTGCGGCGGAGGATAGTAAATTTTGGTTTATATCTTCTCCCAAATCTAGGCCAAAGCACTTATATCCAGCACGTCCCCAGAAGTTAACTTCAATATTTGAGTCAACTAGGAATTTAGAGTTCTTCTCTTGAATTTCTGGGTTAAATCTGGTAAGATTTTCTATTGGGCCAAGATGTGCGTTAATATGTTGACCTTGAAGTCTAGCTGTTTGACAATCTCCAATTACTTGAACTTTTATTTTTTTATCCATACAAACATTATACTATTAAAGTATTGACATGACAATTTTTGTTATGTTACACTTAGTTTGCTTTGTGGGGGCTTACCCTGAAACTCAATATGTACCAGATAACATCTGTGGATATCGTTTTAGGAACTGCTTTCTCTATCTTTCCAAAAAGTTAAAATTTGGGGGGTAGGGGGGCTTTCCTAAAATCTAATATCCCCAGATAAAAAATTACAAAGCATAAAGAAAACACAAAAGAAAAAGCGGGAGAGCTAAAAAATGAAAACCCTATATGCCATAATGATAGTCATAGTAATGACAACTATCCTTGGCATAATATATCAGATATGGTCCTAACATAAGGGCCTATAGCTTAATCTGGTTAAAGCAATTGTCTTATATGCAATCGACTTTGGGTTCAAATCCCAATGGGCCTACTTGGTTTCACGTGGAACATGGAGTATAATACTTATATGATAGCTTATGACGTTCCTCTTTCCGCCCTCCTTTATATCGTATATGCTGGGGTTCCAGTAGAGCATAAAATTGGCTCTGAGGAACAACATCTAGCTCATATGGAGTATTTGAGAAGTTTATACGAAGATAAAAATGATGGTCTCTAATTTTCGGCTCACTTTTCGCCGCACTTTTCACTCAACTGAAAGCATATAATGCAATACGATTCTTTTTATTTTTTACATGTACCTAAAAGCGATGGTAGAAGATTTACCGATAGTATAGTTATTCCTTTAAAAAATAGCAACCCAGAATTTACAGTGTACAACCAAGAAGAGTATATTCCTGTAAACGAAAACGATCAATCACCTTTTCATCACCAAGGATGGGACTCAAGAATAACTGATAGCACATACATTGTAATGATAATGAGGGACCCAATCGAAAGAGCGGTAAGCTGGTATATAGATAGAATTAAAGCAGATGTCGAAAATACCCCAGGATATAATAAAAATACAAAGGTGCATTTGTTAAAAGATAAGTTTATAAATTATGTAAATACAGACTCAAGATTTTATAATCCAGTAAGCAAATGCCTAATAAACGACTTAGGAAAAGACAGATCCTTTCTTGCAAACAATAGTCCTATAAAAAATATAGATTTAGTGTTTGAAAGAGCGCTTAGAGTCAATATGATTATCAAAATGAATACTTTTATGGAATGCGACAAAAATCTTATATCTGAAAAAATAACAAAAGATTTATATCTCAATAAGATAATACCCGATCTAGATGTTTTTAAAGAAACAGATTATTACACTAACTCTGAATCAAAAGAGCTATATTTATCTTTAACAGATTCAGATAAAGAAAATATAAAAAAGAATTTAATGTTAGACTACTATATATATAATAACGAGGATCTATTTTGGAAGCCATAAAATATAATTCATTTTATTTTTTACATATGGCTAAATGTGATGGAAGAAGGTTTATAGATTCTATTGTTAAGCCTCTTATAAAATCAAATCCTGATTTAGAATGCTATACTGAGTATTATACTAAACATCATGAGTGGATTTCTTCAGACAACCTTGCAATAAGAGAAGAAGATATGGCACACCAGGGTTGGGACTCAAGAATATCAGAAAACACCTATATTGTTTCAATACTTAGAGATCCCATAGAAAGAGCTGCAAGTTGGTATGCTATGGTGGTAGACAATAAAGTAAAGGTTAAAATAGGTTCCAGGAAAGAAACAAATTTGCATCTAGATAAAAATAAATTTATTGATTTTGTAGCAAAAAATACTAGGTTCCATAATTACTATAGCAAAATGATTTTAAATGATTTTACAAATAATGGGTCTATTATATTTGACAACTCTTCTCTTAAAGACGAAGAAAATATTAAGTTAATACTATCCAGGATTAAAACAATTAATCTTCTTTTAAAAATGAAAGATCTTATTAATATTGATAATGTGCAAATATCTAAAAAAATTATAGATGACTTAGGCAGCAATAGTTTTTATCCAGCTTTAGAAAAAAACAAAAACTCAAAACCTTACACTCTTCCTGCCTCTAAATTACTTTATGATTCTTTAACGGAAGATGATAAGGGTAAACTAAAACAGTATATGGATCTAGACTATGCTATATATAACGACAACTCCTTGTTTTGGAAACCATAAGGGCTATGGTATAATTAATTATGGAATTTATAGAGCTAACAAAAGACGTACTGCTTATTAAGAATGCAGTAAATGACCCACAAAAACTATATGATATTTTAAAAAAATCAAAAACAGAAGAGATTAACTTCTTTGGTCCTTGGACAGACTGGAAACCTTGGGGAGAATACTCTAAGGCATATCCAAGGCAAGAAGCTGGGTGGCAAGACTGCCCAACAGAAGGTGGACAGTTTGTAACAGAAGTTATGAACTCATTTTTTGCAGCTCTAAAATACTACAAAGAAAATTGTTTGAATAAAGAATACTTTGAACTTTGGGGAGAAGATCCTAATATACCAACTTCATGGTTAGAGCTAGTTGACCAACCAGGATATTCAAGAGAAGATACTCATATGTTTAAAAATCCAGCAAGATGGGAATACGGAGACCTTCTAATTGCAGAAACTATAAATACAAATCCAAAGAGTGCATATGCTATGGAATTTCATAAAGATAGAAGAATGTGGTTAACTGGAGCCCCCGCATTTTTTAACTATAATGTTTACATAAACGATGATTATGAAGGCGGCGAGATTCAGTTTATAGATGAAGAGTCAGCTGAAAAGTCTTTTTATGTTGATCAAAATGGAGAAGAAAAAGAGTGCTGGATGATTGATGATCCAGTAATATACAAAATGGAAGCTGGAGATGGAATGTTATTTAGAACAGATCACCCACATTCAGTTTTTCCAATAAAAGGTCATAAGTTTTACGTTAGACATTTTTTAATGGCTAAACAGCCACAAGAGTTTAGAGACCTAAGACAATCTCTTTCCGAAGAAGACTTTGCTGCAAAGATGGCACAAATAGAAAAAGATGGATTTGAGAATAATCAGTGGCATGGTAGATTATTTGCTACAAAAGAAGATATAGATGATGCAGGACATCCAAGAACAAAGAAATTTGTTTTAAAGTCTGGTAACCGTGATCTTGTTTCAAAGCCAGGTAGATATTCTTATGATGAAAATGAATCTGCTATGCCTATATACGCAACAGATCATCTCTACGATTTTAATGATAGAAAAGACGATATTAAGCTAGAGGATTAAATTAAATAATATTGGCAGTGCCGCTAGTAACTTCAGAAGCATGTTGTTCGCTAAACACTTCGCCTTCCCAATCTTCAGTTCCATCTTTAGGTGCTATTCCATTTTGCCATTTTTGAACAGAAAAGAATACTCCACCTTCTGGCCCAAAGTCACCATTGTGCATATCTCCTGGTAAAATTCTTAAGAAGTCTCCTCTATTTTTGGATTGATAAATTTTTGTTGTATCAACTAAATTAAAATCTTCTGTTTCTAGCTCACCATTTTTAAAGAAATTTATTTGACCACCAGCATAAACTTCAAAGTTATCCATATTTGGATGTTTGTGTTTTGGAATAATTGAGTCTGGATCCATTATTACTAATTGAACTTGAAAAGGACCCTTGGTGTACCAGTTTAAAGTATAAGCTCTTTTTTCTTCATTAAAATATGTAACCTTAAAAGGTTTAAGAAAAGGCATTAATCCAATATGTGGACCAGAATTTAAAAACCAGTTTAAAAAATCTTCAAGTGAGTGAGACTCATTCCAATCTTGATCTTTAAATATTGACATAATCTATCTCCCCTGTTTATTTTTTAATAAAAAAAATAAAAGCTGATTTTATGGTTTTTTTAATTTTTCTTAAAAAATCTTCAACTTTTTTTTCAGCTTTTGCTTCAGGAGATTCTTGGTATGCATCAGTATGAAACCTAGGGCTTCTCATTGCTTTTGAAAAATGATCTCTTGCCATAATAATATCATTATAGCACAAACCCCAATTGGAGGCGGATCCAATTGGGGTTGTTAGCATTTGCATGCTAGATGTAGGGATTTAAATCAACCTACACTATTTTGTATATCAGGAAAATTTTCTACAAGATTGTCTAGAACTTTTTCCATACACTTTTTAATAACTTCATCCATAACTTCAATCTGTGATTCAGCAGATGTTTTTTCAACACCACTTTCAATAGCTAAGTCTACATTTGCTTTCTTAAAAGAGTGCACCATTATGCTTAAAACTAAATCTTTATTCATTTTCTTCCTCCGCTCTAAATGCTGGGCTGGGACCTAGCAAAAAACCTTCTTTGTGATATTCTATCATTTTTTTTATTTTAATGTCATCCTCTTCGCCTCTAGATTGTATATTTGCAATTAAGGTAAGCACGTCGTAAATCCTATGTAGCATTATATAGTTAACCATAGGAAGATTATCTTCTAGATTATCTCTATTTTCATTCATCTTTATTTTTTAGGCTTTCTATAGCCTCATCAATTGTTGAAGCCCCTTTTAACTTTAAATCTTCTAAATATGTAACAAATGAATTTAAAACTCTTTCACTAATTAAAATTGTATTCATATGCACACACGGAATGCTTCTAGCTATCTGCTTTCTTATCTCTAAGTTATATTGACTTTCCTGCATTTTTAATTTCCAATTCCATTTTTTTATAAAGAGACATGCCGATGTGGCTCTTATATTTACAAGACATGCAATAAATAAATATTTCGTCTTTTTCGTCTAAGTTAGAAAAGAGAAGGCCTTGATCTAATGGGCAAGCCATTTCTGAAACAAGACCTTCTCTCGAAAGACTTAGATATTCAGATACTAATTGTATCTTAATAATAAATCCCTTCTAACTCTTAGATGGAAACTTGCTTAGCCACTCTTTTGTTCGAGGAGTTAAGCCTTTCCATGACGACCAATCTTGACCGCCATTGGTCATATAATACGTTATCTCTGCGTTGATTGCTGGATCAAATAACGAATAGTTACTGTCCAGTTTGAATTTTTCTTTACGATCATTACCTAGGTTTCCCAACATGTTAATCTGAAAAATTCCATAGGAACTGTCTCCAGTTTTCCTGTTGCCGTTATAAGCCATTGGGCGTCCATTAGACTCCTTTTTAGCTACAGCCCACGCCATTTTAAGGGCGCTACCCTCAAAGCCTACAGCCTTGAGAAGTTCAACCAATTCTTTGTCTGTTAAAGACTCTGATGGTTTCCACACAGTATTGCTGAATTGCTCCAGCTTTTCCTTGTTAAGTTGTGCTTCGGTTTTTACATCTGGTTTTACAACCAGAGCAGATGCTGATTGAATTATTTCTGGTTGACCAGCAAATAAAAACAATACAAACACTGATATTGCAACATAGTGATGTAAAACATCGCTAAGTTTTTGTTTTATATTCTCCATAGGCATTTCCTCCAATAGAGATAACGAACTATAAGAATACCATTAAAAAGTTTAATCTGTCAACCTGGCACATATAGTATTATTGTTCTAGTTAACTAATAATAAAATGGTTTTTATTGGCTTTTTATTAATGCTCTTCCTATGTTTAAAAAAGTTTGGTAGAATAGGACTCTACTTAAATTAAATTATACCGCTAGGCGGAGAAAAAGGTACTATAATTGTCAAATACTATTGCAAACCCGTATGAAAATTTTATTGCGTTATCACGTTACGCTAGATGGATTCCAGAAGAGAACCGTCGTGAAACGTGGGGTGAAACGGTGGATAGATATTTTGGCTTTATGCTAAACCACTTGAAAGAAAATTATAATTACATTCCAACTGAAAAGCTTGTAGCGGAATTAAAAGACGGTGTATTTAAAAGAAACGTTATGCCCTCTATGCGCTCCGTAATGACTTCAGGAGCAGCATTAGAAAGAGATAATGTAGCAGGCTACAATTGTTCATTTGTACCAGTTGATTCGCCAAGATCTTTTGATGAAACCATGTATATTCTTATGTGCGGAACAGGTGTTGGTTTTTCTGTTGAATATAAGTATATTAACAAGCTTCCTTCCGTCCCAGAAACATTTGAAAAGTCTACAACAGTAATTACAGTAGAAGATTCAAAGCAAGGTTGGGCAAAAGCTTACCGTGAGCTTCTTGCATTACTTTGGTCAGGACAAATTCCAGCAGTTGATGTTTCAAAGGTTCGCCCAGCTGGCGCACGTTTAAAAACAATGGGAGGCAGATCTTCAGGTCCTCAACCTTTGGTCAATCTTTTTGATTTTACAATCGCAAAGTTTAAATCAGCAGCAGGAAGAAACTTAAAGCCCATAGAGGCGCATGACATTATGTGCAAAATTGGTGAAGTTGTTGTTGTTGGAGGGGTTCGTCGATCAGCTATGATTTCTCTTTCAAATATTAACGATATTGAAATGGCCGCAGCTAAATCAGGAAACTGGTGGGAAAACAATACGCAACGTGCTCTTTCAAATAACTCTGTAGCTTATTCTCGCAAGCCAGACATGGAACAATTTATTGCAGAATGGAAATCCCTTTATGATTCAAAATCAGGAGAGCGTGGAATATATAATGTTGCAGCAGCTCAAAAGCAAGCCTCAAAGTATGGACGAAGAGATCCAGAAATTCATTACGGAACAAACCCTTGCTCAGAAATTATTTTGCGTCCTTATCAATTTTGTAATCTTTCAGAAGTCGTACTACGTGAAAGCGATACAAAGAAAGATATTGAGCGCAAAGTTGAGCTTGCAACAATCCTTGGAACCTGGCAAGCAACATTAACAGATTTTAAGTATCTTAGAAAAATTTGGAAAGATAACACAGAAGAGGAAAGGCTTTTGGGCGTTTCCCTTACTGGACAGTTTGGTCATAAGTTTATGTCTGGAAAAGAAGACATGGTTGCATTAGAGGCTTTTTTAATGTCTATGCGTGAAAAAGCAAGAGACACAAATAAAGAAGAGGCTAGCAAGATAGGAATTCCAGAGTCAGCAGCAATTACATGCGTAAAACCTTCTGGAACAGTATCTCAGCTTGTAGGAGTATCTTCAGGAATGCATCCATGGCATTCTCCATACTACATTCGAACAGTTCGTGGATCTAAAGGAGATCCTATTTCTGTTTTTTTAAAAGAAGTTGGAATTCCAGTAGAAGATGATGTTATGAAGCCAAATGAAACTTATGTTTTTTCATTTCCAGTAAAAGCTCCAGAAGGCGCAATTGTTAGAAGCGACCTGACTGCCCTAGATCACTTAAACACTTGGTTAATTTATCAACGTGCATGGTGTGAACACAAGCCATCTATTACCGTTTCTGTAAAAGAAGATGAGTGGATGGAAGTGGGCGCCTGGGTATACAAGCACTTTGATGAAGTTTCTGGAATCTCATTTTTGCCTCATTCAGATCATACTTATAAGCAAGCCCCTTACCAAGAGGTAACCAAGGAAGAGTACGAATCCCTTGTTGCAAAAATGCCTAAAGAAATTAGATGGGAAGATCTATCTTTTTATGAAACAGAAGATGGTACTTCTGTAAATGCGACACTTGCTTGCAGCTCTGATGGTAATTGCGAATTGGTAGATATTAGCGCATAGTGGTACAATAATATAATTGGGTTAAAGCCCAAAATTACTAGGCTTCCCGCCTAGAAATAAGGAGATACGATGAAGGAGACACTTATGAAGGCAGAAGAATGGTTATCAGCACTACAAAGCTACGGAAGACATTTCTTGGTATTGGCAGTTGCTCAATATGCTTACTTAGTTCAAAATAATGAAGTCCCAACTCTGCAAAACTTAGTTTTGCCAGCCCTGGTAGCAGTTATTGGACCAGCATTAAAAGCGGTAAATCCAAACAATTTAGAGTTTGGCTTTAAAGCTAAGAAATAGTAGTCGATTAGAAATACTCCTGTGCTAAAATTAGTACAGGAGTATTCCTATTTAGGAGACTATAATTAATGGCAGCACAAAAAAATTTTGAGGTCGATCAAAATGCTACTTTCTCATTTGAAGTTCAGTATCTTGACGAAGATCAAAACCCAATTCAACTTAATTCTCATACTGCAAAATTGCAAGTTAGAGATACACAAGGTGGTAAGAAGCTAGCCTTTACCCTGACAGAAACTGATGGAATTGTAATTAATCCAACTTTAGGAAAGTTGCAAATTTCTATTTCAGCTGAAAGAACAAATAATATGTTTTATCCAAAATCAGCATATGATTTAGTTATAGTTGATCCAAGTGTTAACAAGACTAGATTGCTAGAAGGGTATATGACCTTAAATAGGTCTGTGACGATATAGTGGCAACCCGCTTAATAGTAACCGAAAATAATCCTTTAGTAGTCGTTAGAGCTTCTGGTGCCCCTGGACGTACAATTATAAGCGGAGCGGGAAATCCAAACAATAACTTAGGCGTACCTGGAGATTTTTATTTTGATACATCAACGACAAGATTCTGGGGTCCAAAAGATTCTCAGACAAATACGTGGAATATAGCTCAAAGTTTTATTCTGGATAAGCCAATATCGTTATCCTACTCTTGGGAAATGTCTCAAATAACTGGACCAGTAAATGGGATCTATTCTATCGTAATAAATCATAATTTGGGATTTAGCCCTAATGTGACAGTCAAATCTAGTGCAGGCGACATATTAGAGACAGGAATAGACTATAATAGTACTAATCAAATAACACTGACAATGGCTCAACCATTCTCAGGGACAGCGCACCTGTCATAAGGAGATAGCAAATGGCAAGAAAATTTTTAGTTAGCGTTGATCTCAATAAAAACGAGTTGCTCAATGCTAGAATCCAAAACTTAGGCGCAGCGCCTTCTAGTCCAGTATCTGGACAAATTTATTATGATACATCTAATCAAACGATGTACTACTACAATGGATTGTCTTCACCTAACGGTCCATGGATGCCAATGTCTGGCTCCACAGAAGTTATTCAGGATGCTATTGGTTCATCTGTACTTGCTGGAACAGCGCTTACTTCAACATACGATGATGCCGCAGGAACAACAACATTAAAATTAAATGACACCGCAGTTACAGCTGGATCATATGGATCAACAACAGCAATTCCTACATTTACAGTTGACGCACAAGGTCGTTTGACTGCAGCAGGAACAGTAGATGTAGCAACTAATCTTTCAATTGCTGGAGATACTGGAACAGACACAGTAGATTTGCTTGTAGACACACTTACAGTATCTGGCGGAGAAGGAATTGATGTAGCAGTAACAAATAATACAATTACAGTTTCTGCAGAAGATGCAACTTATACCAACAAGGGTGTTGCTTCATTTAACTCAACAGATTTTACAGTTACATCAGGAGCTGTATCCCTAAATAAAGATCCAGTAATTACTCTTTCAGGAGATGTAACTGGTTCGGCAGTAATGACAAACCTGGGCGATGTTGAAATTACAACAACAGTTGAACCAAATTCAGTAGAGCTTGGAACAGACACTACTGGAAGCTATATATCAACAATTGCTGGTACAGCTGGAGAAATTACAGTATCAGGTTCTGGTTCAGAATCAGCAGCAGTAACTATTGGTTTGCCAGATGACGTAACAATTGCAGGTACTCTTACAATTAACGGAAACCTTGACGTACAAGGTTCAATTAACTCAATAAGCACAACTGAAGTTAATATTGTTGATAACAAAGTTGTACTAAATACAAATGTAACTGATGCTCCTTTAGCAGATGCTGGATTAAAGGTAAACCGTGGAACATCTGCAGATGTAGAAGTTTTATGGAATGAAACATCAGATCAGTGGACATTAACAAATGATGGCACAAACTATCATGAAATAACAAGAAAGTATAAGACCACACTAAATACATCAGAAACATCTTATACAGTTACACATAATTTAGGCACAAAAGATACAGTAGTTTCTATTTACGAAGTTGCCTCCCCATTTGCAGAAGTACTTGCAGATGTTGAGCACACATCGGATTCAGCTGTAACTATTAAGTTTGCAGTTGCACCAGCATCTGGAGAATATAGAGTCGTTGTAATAGGATAAGGATTTTAAATGGCTAAAAAGTTTAAGTCCCTACTCAATCTACTTACACTTACAGAAGATCCACTTGTTGGATCATCTGGAGATGTGTATTTTAATGTTACAAGCAAAAACATTAAGATATACAACGGTAGTATTTGGGTTGACTTGACTCCAGCTTCTGACGATCCCGCCCCATTTTACATGCACACTCACTCTTACGATGGAGATGTTCACACAATTGACCTAAAAGAAACTATTGACTTTTCTAATATTAACGAAAACGCTAATGTTGAAGAAAATATTCCTGTTATAATTGGCCTTGACGGCGGCGGCCCAAATGATGAGGTATTAAATCCAAATCTTAAAAGAATGTCTTTGATAAATGGAGGAGAGCCAGATTCTACATATTACCCAGAATCTGAATACCAACTCATTCTTGGCGGGGACTCTATTTCAGGATACTCATCAACAATAAATAGTGGAAATTCTAATTCACAATACTCATTAACAATAGATGGAGGAAATTCAAGTGGCAACTAGAATTCAATTAAGAAGAGATATAGACGATGATTGGTTTAGAGATAATCCAACACTTTATGCTGGAGAAATTGCAATATCTTTAGATTTAAATACATTTAAAATCGGAGATGGAAGCACCCCATGGAGAGAACTTGACTATGCTCTTTCAGGTACACTAGAAGAATACATTGCCCTTAGCACAAAAGGTGTTGCAAACGGAGTAGCCTCTCTTGACGGAGCAGGATTAATACCTTTGGCTCAGCTTCCAGGTGGAGCAGCACTTGATGCAGAAGTAGCTACAGCAGTTACTAACCACAA